ACAATGAAACAGGAGAAGAGAATGACTGACGTGAGTGACATGGTGATCTTCGCATCGCGTTATGGCTTGACGGCCCACGAGCAATTTAATTTGGGCGGTAAGTGGGTTCATGCTGACTTCCCCTCACTCGGTCGGGTCAGGATATCCCAGGCGAACATGAAAAATGTGAAGTATTTACCATGAACAATAGGAAGCCAATAACGGTGCCAGAGATGATACGCCAAGGCTACAGGTTTAGCGATACCGCAAGCATTACGATTAAGTTGTTTCAACGATATAGCAACTGGCGCGAGGCGACAGTAACTTTATCTGATGGCGATAAGACGGTGGATACTAACCTTGTCGAGTACGCCCATGTATTGGGTGCTACCTTGGAAGAAGTGGCGGAACTGTATGATCTTGATAAGCACACTTGGGCCCAGGCGGTCTATTACGACGATATCGTATACCCTGCGGTGGCGGTCGCGGAAATCAAAGAAGAAGGAAAGGAAACGAAAAATGAAAACGGAAATAGAATCAATCAGAATCGGCAACATGAAAACGGAAATAGAATCAATCAGAGTCTTCAACACGCTGCACGTCTTTGTCGGAACTGGAAACGATATCGACAAGGCCAAGCAGAAGGTGGTTGACAAAGGACACGCCGCTGGTCACTCAGTAACTCGCAGGGGTGTTAAGACGCATCATCATTTCGAAGAGATCGTTGACCTTAGCAAATCTGGGTCGGATCAATACACTTTTGATAAGTCGGGGAACCGAGTCAAAGGAAATCTTGTTGAGTATACCAACCAGGAAGATGGATCGGTGACAAAACGAATCATCAGGACTACCTACAGGAACTACCTACAGGAGCTTTGAATAATGAATTTTGACCATCAGAACATACCGCCAGGAATCAGATTACCTAATGGCGCAATCGTTATCAGCTCCAAGCTGGCAGATGACTGCGTTGTCTACCTGGGCTTATTAGCAGATGACAAAGTAACGCCGTTTGCAACATGGATAGCTAGAGATGGCGACCCAGAGTCAACCACGCACGGGCATTACCACCGCACCCTGGACGAGGCGCTAACAGATTATAACAACCGTGAGCAAGGGAGATGTAACATGGACTACCACGAAGCAATAGAAACAGTCGAGGCTATCATCGTACGGCACTGTGAGAAGTTACGGAGTGAGGCCGAATTTCTTGAATCATTCTCGATTGTTTGGCTTGCCAGACTTCGAGGTTCGTCAGACCCGCAAGTCAGGATGCAAGCTACTGCGGAACTTCAACGTATCATCGTCGAAGGTGTGCCGGTGCTGCCAATGGCAGAAACAGGTTCTAACGACTAAATTAAAGGAGATTCCGATGGAAGATAAAATGATTTGTACAGATATTGATATAAACACCTTTGAAGGGTCCATAGATGGCGATTTAGTTATCTATGAAAAGGGCGGCAACCCTGAAGAGGGTTTAGTTTTGCATGGATTTGATGAGGTCGGTCTTTTTAATAATGAGTTCAAGACCCCTCAATATTGTTTTCTTAAATATGGCCGTTGATATACCAAATTTTCCAATAACCAAGCCAAGCGAAACAGAGGCTATGGTTGATTTTATTGAATTAAAAGAAAGCTCATTTATAGATTTGTTTCAGAACAATAAATGGAAAAGCAGAAGTGTCATTGATGAACAATATTGTTTTGATTATATTGTTGACAAATCAAACATAGGAAATAAAAGCTCTAATTGTTTTCATTGGCAAGCAAGACATTCTTGCGATAGTTTGACGGCGCCCAGCCCCATAAGGGCTTGGTATGATGCCAAGTTAAGAAAAAATATTGAAAATTCAATTTATTACAAAGACAGCCACAAATCAGCATTATCAATGCGCGGCTATATTCCAAGTCAATTTAGGCCATCTTCTGCAAAAGCAATATATGAATTATTCAATTCTAAAAAAATTTATGACCCATGTGGAGGTTGGGGCGATAGGCTCTCTGGGGCTATGGCAAATCATTGTGATATATATTATTGCAGAGACGTAAACCCAATGGTTTTTAGTGGTTATGCCTTACAACAACAAACATATAATAGCGATACTAAGTGTTTTTTTGAGTACAAAGGGAGTGAAATTGATTGCCCAAAAGAAAATTACTTTGATTTAGTTTTTACATCACCGCCCTATTTTAAAGTTGAAAAATACCAAGGAGATCTTCAATCATATAAGCAATTTAAAAAATTTGATGATTGGTTGAGTGGTTTTTTATTCCCAATGCTGCATTACTCGTGGATTTCATTAAAAGATGACGGAATCATGGCAATTAACATATCTGACTGCTATGCAAATCATACCTATAACAGAATATGTATGCCAATGATTGAATATTGTTTAAAAGAATTACCAAAATGTAATCTGGTAGGGGTTATTGGTTATCAAATTACATCAAGAAAAAAGGGCGGTGTTAACGCTGAGCCAATTATTATTTTTTCTAAAAATAATAGGTTAGGTATAAAAAACATCATGCCAAAAGATTTACAGCAAGAGCTATTTTAAAAAGGAGGCAGCGTAATGAGCATAGCAGAAAACAAAGTTTTTTATAATCGAGTGCGGCGCGCTTGTATTAAGCACGGCATCAAAATTAAGTTCACCGGCACGCACCGAAACTATCAGGCGGTGCAGCTTTTGAAAGATGACCAGCTGCTGGTGGGGGATTACCAACAAGGCCGGCTATCTTTAACGATAGACTGGAAAAGGATCTACGACGAAATAACCCGTTACGGCTTTAAGTGCCGTGACCGCAGATCAGGAGTACAAGCATGAACGGACCAATTAAACAAATCAACAACGTCTATGGATATTGTCGTGTGTCCACCCAGGAGCAAGCGCAAAACGGGATTAGCCTGGAAACACAGAAAGAGCTGATTGTTAATTTTATTAAAGAAAAATATAATCGTGAAGTTGACGAGTGGTTTATTGACGACGGCGTTTCTGGAACCGTGCCAATACTTGAGCGTAATCGCTGCAAGGCCATGACTGATGTGATTGATCGCCATGACGTGATAGTAGCCACAAGGATTGATCGACTCTCCAGGTCAGCTGCGGATATGTTAAAAACAATTCCGGTCCTGGAAGAAACCGGCATCACTTTGTATTTGTGTGAACAGTTTGGTGACGTGCCAGTTGTTTATCCAAAATCCAAAGACGAATGCGGGCTAAGATCTAAATTTGACATGAACGAGATGGTCAACAAGATTATGCTGATGGTCCTAAGCGCGGTGGCTGAGATTGAGCACGGATCTACGGTAGATAAGTTTAAAGAAGGTAAAATAGCCTGGGCCGAAAGAGGTTATGCAATTGGAGGCGCCGTGCCGTTTGGTTACGAGGGTGTTGAAGAAAAAGTAAAGTCAGGTAACCGACTCAAGCGCAGAATGAAGTTAGTTGAAGTGCCAAAAGAGCAAGAAGTTTTAAAAACCATACACGCCTGTGCCAAACGAGGCTTGGGTGCTAAACGTATTGCCAAGCAAGTTTCATCAATGCACGAAGGCTATCAAGATTTTCACTATTCTAAGGTTCGTAAGATATTAAATAGAAAATTTCAAGGGCTTTCGTAAATCTGCTAACTTATAGCTATAATGTTATAAGTTAGGAGAAATGCATATGACAGCCTTAGAGAAAATACAAGATGCACTTGATGAAGTAATATCCATTTTGGCATACGACTTTATAACCGAACCAGTCAGGGAAAGCTTAGAGGAAATACAAGCAAACCTCGAAAGGGTAAAAACGGACCTTAGTTAATGGCCAATATCAATGGCTGGGGCAGAGGCACCTGGAACCAGGGAGAATGGGGCACACCCTTACCGGTTGAAGTAACCGGACAAGCAATAACGTCTGGAATAGGATCTCTTTCTGTAAACGCCGCCGCGAATGCTGTCACCACCGGCGTTGCAATTACCTCTGCGCTTGGCACCCCAAGCGTTGTTGCCGGCGCCATTGTACCCCTAACAGGCGTTGCAATAACCTCTGCGATAGGCGCTCCATCCATCGATGCGGAAGCCAATGTCTCTGTTACTGGACAAGCGATTACATCTGCAATTGGTTCGGTCACTGTTTATGAAAATGAAATTGTAACCCTAACGGGTGTTGCAATCACATCGTCTATTGGCGATGTATCAACTGTTGCTGGAGCAAATATTGCCTTAACGGGCGTAGAAATAACCGTGTCGGTTGGCATACCTTTGGTATGGGGAGAATTAAATCCTGATCAAACGCCGAGTTACGCTACAATAAACTCTGATCAAACGCCAGGTTACGCTACAATAAACTCTAGCCAAACGCCAGGTTACGCTACAATAAACTCTGATCAAACGCCAGGTTACGCCACAATAGATGAGAGCCAGACACCAGCCTATGAAGAAATTAACGCTGGCCGAGATGCGGCATAAAAAAGTTTGCTATACTGCAAATGACGGAGATATAAAATATGGCAACGTATGTTAACGATTTAAGACTAAAAGAGATCGGCACCGGGGAGTCAAGTGGAACCTGGGGCACGGAAACAAAC